ATCGAGGATTTGCTTTGCCGAAATCAGCTTTGCCAGGGTAAGCCCCGCGCTGCCATGTGCCACGACATTCGCCGCTGGAAAAGATACGCTTGTCCCGCCATCTTTGCCAGTGTTTGCATCTGCAAAAGCCGCCGCGATGATCGTATCATCCATGCGACGCCCCATTGCTGCAGCACCCGCGCGAACATAAGTTGATTGCGGAGATTGCAACATACGGATCTTATCTTCGTCATCAATAAGATCTGCGTATACATAATCCCGCAAAGAAACTTGACGCCTCGCATGGGGTGTATCTTGGATTGGTGTATCCTGGTGCCGTGTGGTTTTCTCGATGGCGGAAACAGCTCCTACCTGATCGAAAAAGGCTTTTTCGCCTGTGACGCTTTCCTCATCCACGCAAGCGCGGAGTAAAGATCCTTGCTGTTGAGACAGCATTTGGATATTTGCGGAAAACTGATTCACAAACGCTGTAGTGATTTCGCTCGACATAATCGAACTCCTTCATTAAACGATTGATTTTTCAGGGTTTTTTTCGCCGCGGTTATCCGTAATGGGCCGTGCTCAACGCTTAGGTTCGTTACTCCACTTGTCGCTGGGGCTTAGAAAGATCTATGCTTATCCAGCTTCACCGCTTTGAATCCGAAATAGTCTTTCGGCTTCAGCAACGTATGTCTTGTGTTCGGGGTGGCGATGATCCTTGTAAGGGGCGCTCGCCATGATTTCAGGGATCTTTCGACCCGCTTCCTCTGAGGTCATAACAAGCTCAGTAGGTTCACCGATTATTTGATCTTCGCCAATTTCCTTGGCAAACGCGCTAAACATGCGGATAATATCAGGATGATCACCCAATAATCTGCCATCTGCGAGCTCAATTTCATTAAGAATTTCCGATCTATTGCCAAGCAATTGCTTGGCCGCGCCATTTGCAAGCTGTAGTTGTTGCTTAAAAGCCTGACCGTATTCTTGCTTTAGCTCGGCTACCCCTTCCTGCAGGAGCGTTTCAGCGTGATCGTACCGCTCAACCTCCATTTGCTCTAAGGAGCCATCCATAAAAGACGCGATAGTTTGGGCTTGTTTGTTATTAAGACCCGCCTCATGTGCGCTTTCTCGGAACGCCTCGAGTGTGCTATCCCCAAGCTTTCCTTCCAGGCTGATTTCATAGTTTGTTGACGCCTCGGGCCTTCCCGCTGCGCTGTAGAAATCACTCCATTGATCGTCCGACCAATTCTCAGAAGGCCGGGCCATATTATCAGCGCCGACCATGCGTTCCAAATGCGTGTATGATTTTGCAAGGTTATTTACGTCTTTGAACTTTTGTAAGCTCGGGTTGCCTCTGTTTTCTTCGTTTAGTGTATCCAGAAAACCAACTGCAGCCGGGGTTTCCATTGCCACGTCTTGAGATCCCTCTGCCGGGATTGCCTCGTCGCTCATGTTTAATTACCTTTTGGTTTGCTTTCCTCGGTGATCATCCTGGCGATATGCAGCATGGCGCTGCGCTGACCTTCAAGGAAAGCCGATTGATAAGGGTCGCCAGGAACAAAGGTTGTTTGATCGTAATTCAGCCGGGCTTTTAGATCTGCCAGGACAATATCTCCGTCACCATCTGCGTTAAAAACAAGACGGTAAGAGCGCTTTACATCTTCTATTTTCTTCATTGCGGCAGACTGCCCGGCAAACCACCCACAGCCTTGACCATTGGCGCGGCCTTTTGCATTTGCTCTGCGGCCATCATTTGCTGTTGTTGCTGAGCTTGCGCGGCCTCTGCCTCTGCCTGGGCCTCGCGTATTTCAGCAACCTGGGCATCTGATCTAATCACCTGGGCCGGTATGCCTGTTATATTAACCAGGTATTTTACCAAACGGTCTGAATCGAGATAATCCATTACCGGCGCTATTTCATTGACTTGCATAAGCACCTCGAACCCGCGCAACATTGATTGCAGATCCGTTAGCTTTTGAGCTTTTGCCAGGGGAGATACATACTCAATATCTATATCCTGGCCTTGCAATTGTTCCGGGGGGGTTGGGAGTAGCCCCGCCCGGAGAAGTAAGCCAAAGCACCTTGAAATCATGGGCTGCAATAGCTCACTTTGGAGACGACCCAAAACTGGACCGAGTAGTCTCATGCGTTCTTCGTTGCGCTGCAGCACTTCCGTTGCGGTTTGCTGCGCACCGCCCTGGCTTAGAATTTGGTCTATGAAAAACGCCTTGTTGATTGCTTCACGGCGCTGATCTTCCATTGCCAGGCCCAAGGGATTGTTCGCGCCGATCTGCATGGGCTCAAGCCTATCCCTGGATCCAGCCCGGTAGAAATTCAAGCTTCCCGGCGTTGTCCTCACCGGCAGGACAAAACCATCGTCAGGCACCATAAGCGGTGGATCTATTTGTTTTTGCGCTGCGCGGATTGTAACTTCGCACATTTTATTCAACATTTTCGTATCTGGCAAAGCGTTCATCGAGACAGATCTGCCATAGCTCGACGTGCTATCCTTAGACATTCTCGGGACGCAAAAACATAGCTCGTTATAGCCGCCTTCGCTCAAAAGCATCTTTGTATCTGCATGATAATACACAGAGGCAAAGGGCTTAGACATTTTGGACAGCTTGCCGGTTGTTTCACCTCGAGGAAACACCGCATGAATTATATCGTGCTCGTTATATTGATCATTCTTTAGATCTTTAAGACATGCCTGGGGAAGCTTATCTTCGCCAAACCGTTGAGCCATTGCCCGGGCAGACAGACGAAACTTACGAAACACGGTATCCACAACATCATTTGCGTTCTGCGATATGTAGATCTCTGCGATATGCCTGGATTGAAACCGCAATCCGTCCTGGTCGCCCTCGATATACATTGCTGCAGTACCGAAAGTTACCAAATCGTAATATAATTCATGCACTTCTTGCTGAAAATTAGAGCGATTGAACTGTTGATACATTTGATCAATGGCTAATTCTAACCATTCATTAGCCTCGTCATCGCCCTGCAGCAACGGATCTCTGTATCGCATAGAGAACCAGGGCGTTGAGGGGCTTGTGAGCATGCCATGCAATGAGCTGGCAAGTAATTCTACTGCATGTATTGCCGTCCCATCAAATATTCTTTCTGTGCGCTTATCGCCAGGGGTGCGTTTCTTGGTAATGTCTGCCTTGCGCGGCAACATAAAGTCAGCAAGCTCTTGCCAATGGCTTTCCCAGTTATTTCGCTGAGATTGTAATTGCTGAAAGCGCCTGTCCAGGTTGGCAACCATTGGCTTAACTTGCATTAGACAAGCCCATATTGTTGCATCATAGATCGCCTCTTGGCTTTTTTAGGATCCCCGCCCTTAGATTTGCCAGCCATCTTTTGATTAAGACGCTCGAGCGGATCCACGGTATCCCTGCGCTTTGCTGGCTGAGAGGCTTTAGCGCCCATTTCACCGGCAATATTGCGCTTTTTCATCATCATCATCTGATTAATCCACCCATAAGAGAGCGTTTCTTTCGCGTACTATCTTCACCAGCAAGCAACCCGGCTGCGCTTGTGGCAATCGTTGACGATCTGCCCTTTTTATTTGCATCGAGTAAGGCTTGCTCTGTTGCGCCAACAGCATCAGGATTAGGCAAGCTAGGCGCTGCGGCTGAGCTCATGGCTGCACTTCTGGCGGCGGCAATGTTTCTGTTTGATTGCGCAAGCTGGCTTGGTGGATCGTCGTTGCGGTAGTACGCTTCGTTTGCTTTATTGCGTGCAATGGTGGCGGCTGTGCGGCGCTGATAAGATGACTGCCTTCCCGCCATATCATCACGCGGTGTTGGGCCGGGATCGTCCTTTAAGCCAACGCCAATCGCAAAGTCATTCGCCATGCCGCCAAAAAAATCGCCAATACTATCTAGGACAGATCTTCTTTCTTCTTCTTTTTTTTTCGGCATATCTACCTCCTACGCCGCAAAGACGTTATAGCTATTCAACGCCTGTTGCTGTGGCGCTCGCATTTTGGTGTTTCCAAGTCTCAAGCCTACGGCCAGGTATCTAAACGCATCTGCGCTATGCGATGACCAATCGTGAACAGGGGTTGCTCTAAACGTCCGTGTGCGCTCGTTATAAGCCCTGTGGTACTGTCTAAGAGCCTCAAGCCCTGCCTTGGTCTTATCCCTGTCAAACCAGCACTTAGGAATAAGCATCTTCGCGGCATGTATGCCATCCTCGAGCCCAAGCTTAGGAACCACGCGGAAGTTAAGCCCGAGATCATAAGCAATCTCTCGCCTGGACTTCCCGCTACCAAGCTCTCTTTGCTCAATGTCATGCGGAGCAAAATGATCCTGGTACAAGTACCCTTTCTGAGACAACACCTTGCAATAGTGCGGCAAGCCCTCGCCTCGAGCCTCATAGTAATCAATCACATGAACAGCTCGCCCGGCAGTCTGCACAAAGAATACAGCCGTGCTATCGCCAACGCCTAAGTCCCAAAACGTACTTACGCGCAACGCAGGATCATACGGCACATTCGTAACGCGCCCATCTTCCTCAGCCTGTTCAAGCTCCTTGCCATAAATTGATCCAGGCACATTAGCTTGCCAAGAACACTCAAACTCCTGGGCATACTGATCGGGGCTCATCATCTTCTGAGCGGCCTCTAGTTCCTCTCGATCAAGCAACCCCGTCTCACTGGCCTTGTGAACAACTGCAAGCCATTCATCGTCGCCCTTAGCTTGCTCATAGAGCTCATAGAAAGCGTTATGTCCCTGGGGCGTCCCAATGAAACAACACCAGCCCTTAGACGTAGATAAACTTGGCCTGATCACCTCAGGAAAGACGCTCTCAGGCATATTAGCGTATTCGTCCATCACAACGCCATGAAGCTCAAGACCTCGCAATGCCTGGCCGTTCTCCGCGCCCAACAAGCTGATCCGAGCGCCGTTAGGTAAATCACATCGAAGCTCAGTCTCATTGAACCGCACGCCTGGAATAGATCCAGCATATTGCTTAAGCAAATCCCAGCTAACAGACTTAGCCTGACGATACGTAGGAGCCATCATAGCATATCGAGGATTGGGCCTAGAGCTCATCAAAGCGTCGCGCAGAATATGATTAATAGCCCAAACAGTTTTACCAAACCGCCTATGACAAACAACAACGCCCCAGCGCCTCGCTTGCATCTCAGCATGTAGCTGAGCCTGCAGCGCTCGCGGTGCGTAAGGTATGACAATCTCCATAAGCATCCTGGATGTGTGTGGTTTATAAACGGGTCTTATAGCAAAAG